AGGGAGTTATGTCGTAAAGAAGCTCCGGGTTTATATCAGCACCATAGAGCTTAACAGCTCTCTGGACATTATTCCAAGCGGAATCATAGTCCAGCATGTTGCGATCAAACGCGGGTACATAGAACTGAAAGTCTCCTGTAAACCACCCCTTTAACTTAGTTAAAGTGGTGATTGACCATTGACCAACAGCTCCTGTATTAGCTTGGGGATCACATAACGATTGGTGGAACGTAGTAAAAGGCGTTACTTTCACGCCGTCCCCTCCAACAGTCGTAATATCCTCTTGATTCTTATATATCCTCTTCAAATGATCCCACCGGCCGTTTCTGTCTGAAATATTAGACACATACGCACGGTAGTTGTCAGTGACCCTTAATAAGTCACTAACATCTTTGATCAAAGGTAAAGCGCCGAAGCGGTAGCTGAGCCATTCGTCAGATCCCCTCTTAAGGGATATGATCGGGTTGTGCGGCTTGCCTCCTAGGGAGCGATAAAGGTCACGAAGACCTCGAAGCGCACCTTTCAGAGTGCGAGGCACGTCCTCGATCTCGGCAATTGCTTGACCGAGACCTGCCTCAGCAATCTTAGGTCGCATTTTCGCGACCAGAGGATAGTAAGGGTCCAGACTGGGAACGATCACTGGGTTGGTGGCAAACGAGCCGGTCAGATAAACTGAATCGGTATCATCGAAGCCACTAAAATCAGGGTTATAGAACCCACCCGTGAATCTAATAGGTACAGAACCAAATCCAGAAACAAAAACTGGGTTTTTGGAGTAGTAAGTACCTAACCCCTGTACCGTAAAAGGTCCCTTGTCCATTGACACACTTAAAAACGGGCCACCTTCCAAAGATCTAGACCATTGAGGATGTTTTTCATCCCGAGTGATCTGAATCTTCCGAAACGAACCTTCAGGTGTGAGTGAGCCGGGAGCAGAAAATTGCACCCATTTGCCTCCAAAGAGGCACTCAAGCTTCATACCAGAGGGGGTTCGAGACGGTGGATTAGGTTGGACCCTCATGCGTCTTCTGGACGTAGGGCTGAACACTATCGACATAAAAGAATATACTCCTTATTCGAAATTGCC